CCTACTGTATTGAAGCTGAAAACTGGATTTACCGAAGAACAGTTCTATAAAATCCGTAGGGTATATGAGTTTGAACAGATTGCGAACATCTTGCAGTCTATGGAGAACTACAAGGAACTGACGAAGAAATATACCAGCGCATATCTGACGTTTCTCAGGTGGGCAAAAAGAGAATATGGAGATAAGCCATGATAACTGACATACAGACAGAAGAAATCGTTATCGGTACTTTCCTGTCGTATCCAAATACTCTTGTTGAAGCGAGAGAATATTTGTCAAACGACAGCTTTACCGATCCGAAGTTAAGAGAGCTTTATCAGCTTATCACTGCGATTGCTGATGCAGGAGAGCCGGTGAATATCATTACTGCCACGTCAGCGTTAGGCAAGCACCAGACGCATCTGACACCAACTGACATAATAGAAGCCAGCAATCATGTATGTGTAGGTGAATTAATGCCGTATGTATTACGACTTCATGAGATAGAGGCAAGACGCAAGCTGTGGTTTATCGGGCAGGAGTTCATAAAGGCTTCCAGCAATGAAATAGAGCCGTTGGATAATATTCTGAACTCTGCTAAAGATTCAATCAGCAGTATCTATCAGCAGGGCACATCAGGAATAAGGGACTTGAAATGTGTAGTACAGGAATTACGCAAGGTAATCGACAGTAACCTTAGCGGAGAAAAGCTCGAAGGTACGCCGACAGGCTTCAGTATGCTTGACGAGGACGGAGGGCTACACTCTACGGACCTTGTTATCATTGCAGGAGCTACAAGCCAGGGAAAGACGAGCTTTGCGTTGTCTGTCATACTTAATGCAAGTTGCAGAGGTTCAAAGGTAGCGTTCTATTCTCTTGAAATGACAAGCAAACAGCTTGCTGCGCGTATGGTTGCGATAAAGAGCAAAGTAAGTTCATCTGACATCATGTATAGCCGTCTGGAAGAATTGCAGCTTAAACGAGTTGAGCATGGTATCGGTGAGCTTCCGCTGGATAATGTTTTCTTTGATGACAACAGCACTTCAAGTATTGACAGTATCATTTCAAGTATCCGAGTCATGAAAATAAAGCATGACATAAACGGAGCTGTAATTGATTACTTACAGATACTTACGGTAAATTCAGGTAAGGACAGCAACAAGGAACAGTTGTTAGGTGAAGTCGCAAGACGACTTAAAAATCTTGCAAAAGAGCTTGACATCTGGATTATAGCTTTATCGCAGTTAAGACGTGACATTGATAATCCTGTGCCGGACATAAACAAATTACGTGGCAGCGGACAGATAGCTGAAGCTGCTGACATGGTTATGCTGGTGTATCGTCCTGAAGCCTACGGCAAGAAATATCCTAATCCGTATGAGGACAGGCAGACGCACAACACGGCAATGATAGACATAGCCAAGTCACGTAACATCGGCACAAAGAAATTTCTTTGCACATTCATACCTGAGATAACTCTATTTACAGACGAGGATGCTGCTGTTGAAACATGGCAGCCTACAAATGAAACACCTTTTTAGCTATGGAAGATATAAAAAGGCCTGCGTTAGTACGCGACATAATAAAGCATTTGGCGACACAGCCAGTGGTTGATGAGGCCTTAAAATTCAGCTATTATGCTGACAAAATCCGTCCACCATTTCTAACTGATGATTTCTGCGACCAACATAAGCGCAGATTATTTACCAAAGCACCTGAACTCTATCCGCAATTTGAGAAATACGGAAAGAATTATGAAAACTGGTACTTTTTAGATGGGAATATCGTTAAGTACGTCAATGGCAAACGCCTATGAAACAATCTGAATTAAACTTCCTCGCCAACTTTGTCAAGCATTGTGAACGTGTGTTTGCTTATGCTCCTCTTGATTCAGGAGCAACTGACACGCGGACGTATAATGCTTACAGGCTTGCAAGGAAAGAAATTAAACGCGTAAAAAAGATTATTGAAAATGTCGATCAGCAGCTATAAAATAAATTATATATGCTCTCATTTTCCTCAGCAGAGCATATCCAGCTTGTCAATTAATACACATCTTGACAAGACAACAATCCGAAAGATATTAACTAATAAAGGCTTTGACATACCTGAACGTACAAAAATAGTTACGAAGCACAAGATTAAGCCAAAGAAAAGAAAAAGTGATGTAATCTGGATCATGGAATTTTGCCAGAGTTTTGATTTTCTTTCATTGGACGAGAAGAAAATGCTATTTAACAACTTATACAAAATATGGCAATGGGGAAAAGGAATATAACTATATACTGGGCTACAAAAAGCAGCAGCCTAATACATCGTATCCGCCAGAGATACAATATTGTTGAAGGCATGACAGTAAACGGTGAGAATACCGTTTCTGTCGATGGAAGCCAGCTTAAAGAACTGAAAGAGGTTGAGAAGCTCGGCTACATTAAATTACGATTTAAACAGGAATAAAATGGACATAAAAGCAAATGCCTACTATATGCGAGGCGCACTGCCGACAGTGGAACAGTCGCGTGATGAATATACTGGTTCAGTCTTTGGTTCGGCTGCACTGGCATACATCACAATTATACACACTACTGACGCACTGGATATGCTTCCAGTGCTCGTATTAGGAGAATCTACTTATAAGAATATTAGACGATATGCTAATCGCCTGTTAGGTACAAAAACTCAAACAGGAGAGATAAGGAAGTTGGAGATTTACATGGGTGATTTACTTGCTCACGACTGCGACCGCGCATGGGTCGCAGACTTCGGCAATTCTGCGTATGAAAAGGTACAGCCATATACTGCTACATTACTCACCGCCATAGCAAATGCTTTGGGGCGGTATAATGTTCCGAATATAAATGCTTGCGCTGCTATATTAGTCGCTCAATCTTTGGCCAGTGAAGCGGTAGAGTATGTTAAGAGAAGGTCTGCGAAGTTTACCAACTTTACAATCGTAATGAAAGACAAAGGCCGGCAGACCGTATCATCGTGCCTATCATCAATGTCGTGTAAAGGTATTGAGTATTGTCTGCGTAACATTGCACGGATATTGCTCGAAGATAAGCTGCCGGATGATGTCAACCTTACAGAGGACAAATCTGTACAGACAGGACTAAAAGCAGTGCTTAATATTATGGCGGACACCAACACGTGGATATATGCCCGCGAAAAGGCAAATCAATTGAATAACGTAAAATAAATGATTATGAAGAAAATTTATAGAAACAGATTGCCGAAAGGCGCAAAGGTATAGGTTCTGAAATGATAAACAGGCTTATTGATAAATGCAAGAAAATTGGCACTAAAAAAATAACTCTTTGGTGCGACAAGAATAAATGGGTGTATAAATGGTACCAAAAATTGGGATTTAAATATGATGGCGATAAGAAAGACCAAGAAGGTTATGTTTGGATGGTTAAAGAACTTTAAGCATGAATAATTATGACAAGAGAAGATATTGAACGGCAAAGAAATTTACGAGGGCGACATATTGCGCTCTGTAAAATTTAAAGATATAATAATATTTGTTCTTTATGATGAAGAAGAAGCGTCATTTATGGCTGTGCAAATAAATACAGAGGGACAGATCTCGAAACGAGATGCCATATAAGACAAGAATGGATAGATAATTACCCAAAAGAAGTTATTGGAAATATATACGATAATCCAGAATTAATGGACAAAAATAAACAGGAATTAGGGGGAATTTAAAGAAAAATTCCCCCTATTCTTTTATTTAAAAGCAAATAATATGTTAGGAAAAGAAGATTTTGTCAGCTTCGAGACAGCTACGAAGCTCTACGAGAAAGGATATAGCGGTGTTATTACAGCCTCAACCTTATATGAGGTACAAATATGGCTAATTAGTAAAGGCTTATTTATAAACGTACAATATTTTTCCGGTAATTATTTCAACTATGAAATATTAACAATACCGAAACATGATTTAATCTGTCTGCATAATCCCATTCTTCATTATTGTTATAATAGTTATCAGTCTGCTCTCAGTGCTGGCATAGACGAGGCTTTAAATTTGATATGATTATGGGAACAAATTATTATCGAATAAAAGAAATTCCGAAAGAGAAGCGTAAAAAGCTTCACGATTTACTTGATGATGTTTTGAATAACCGATACCGAAACGTAGAATGGGAAGATGCCATTAAAGATATTGAAGAAGAACATTACACTCATATCTGTAAATCATCATGCGGTTGGCAAGTATGCTTCGACCATAATTGGGGAAAGTATTATCAGCCAAATAGGAAGTCTTTGGAGGCGTTCTTGTCTGAGAAAGGGACGTGTATCGAAAATGAGTACGGAGAAAAAATATCCTACGAAGATTTTTGGGATATGGTGGAAAAACATAATAGCAATCCTCATAATAATTGGACTTCTAAAAGTTATGAAGAATATGAAAGGAACAACGGAAGGATATACCCTAAATATTGTTCTGAAGATATAGAGAAGTGCAAACAAGCTTTCGGTATTGACAGTAATGGAGAAACTGACTTTACTGTTGACGGATTGAGGTTTGCGGTTTATAGTGATTTTTGTTAAATAGGAGGTGATTAGATAGAAGAAATTTATGTTTCGTTCGACACTGCGAAGATGCTTAAAGAGGCAGGGTTTGATGTTCCATGCAGGGGAGTATATGTCACAGACCGTACAGGATATTATGAGTTTCGTGAATACGACAACAAGCAGACAGCAGATGACCTTTGTTGGAATACTGAGGACGGTTTTCAATATGAGTATTTAGCACCCACGCAGGCGTTGGCGGCGAGGTGGCTGCGGGAGGTGCATCATTATGCGGTATGTGTTTGGTATAGTGCAGAACATGAGAAATGGTTTTACGCTCATGGGAATTTGGATAATATGATGTTTGACGAAGAGTATAGTATATCTGATTTTATATATGATAGTTACGAGCAAGCCCTTGAAGCAGGACTGAAACGTGGTTTAGAACTGGCTAAAAAGTAAGGATTATGGCAAAACAAACATTATCAATCGAGCAGATGCAGCACCTGCATAACATTGGGCTTGATACAAGTAATGCAAGTATGCAATACATTGAGAACGACAAAGGTAAAATATTATGTATCCTGATTGTCCAAGACTTCAGGAAGGAACATATAAATGCGAAAAGATAATTGTACTGCAAATCATGGTGTTCGGAGACAATGAACTTTTGATGGAATACGTTTGCGAAAAAGATATCTGATTATGCAAAAAGAAGATAAACTTAAAAAGAGAGCTATTGATGCACATCGCCGGTCGTGTCCGCAGTGGAACTGCTGTAAACATCGTGTTGGTAAGCCTACTTGCACAAAAGAATGTGGATATATTGAGAAATTTATTTTGTTTTTAAACAACTAATAACTTTTAATATAACAAATGAAAGCAGCAATCATCGCCGCAGTCGTAATAATAGCAGTGGCAGCAGTCTGCCTGCTCCTGTTAAAAGGCGGCAACAAATACGCAGAAAATGAATGACAAGGATTTGATTGAAGCGCTCGAGAACGAAATTGACTTTTTGAGGAAGTCAAACGACATGCTCGTAGAGCAGAACAAGAAACTAATGGATTATATAATAAAGCATGACAAAAGAAATATATACAGACATCTGCGAGAGGCTGAAGAATGACATTATACGCCTCTACAAGATAAAATGCTGGCGTTGTGTGCGTGCAAGGATAGTTAGGCTTGCACGCTACACCACAGAATACAATGGTAGCGATTATGCTCAAAACCTTAAGTATTACAAAAAAATATATTCAAGGTTCTTACAAGAGGAAATATCCGGGGAGTGACGGCTATTTGTTTAATTGAATTAAAAAATAATTGATTATGAGACTGATAAATGAAATCCTAAACCTTATACTTGGATATAAATATAAGGCTGTTATATTGAAAGACCGAGGTGTCGCCAGATATTGGCTCTGTTCATATATCTTCGAGGACACGCCAAAAGGACATGAGAAGCTCAAGAAGTATCTTAATACTCTTGAGGAGAGCGTAACGGCGCACACGTATGTGGAGACAATCACATTCAGGAGCCGGAATGAATACTTTGCAAGACCTGAAAAGGTAGAAATAATCCTGCCGAGCAAAGACGGCCGTAAGATACACCCGGAAATGTTCAAAGAAAAACGCACGCCGATTAGCTGAACTGCGTAGATATACTTTCGTTCTTGTCCATTCATAGTATATTTGTACTGTATGAATATTATCAAAAAGATTTTTAATAAAAGGCATTACCTGTTGGCTGACGGCATGCACAGCTGTATGTATATTCCGAAACATACATACAGATACCTTAACAAACGTCTTATTAAGTCAGTAAAGGAAAATCCAAAGGCTGAAAACAGCCTGCGTTTTCTGTGGGTTAAGATGTCCGGCCGTTATTATGTGGCCGTTAATCCTGAAAACATAAATCTAAACGAGACTCACGGACTTACTTTAGATGAAGGAAAGAGAATTATAATTCCCTGCCCTTATCTTCAGCAGATATATGCAGCTTATCAGATATTGCCGGAGTACTGCGGCCGTTTATATCTCCAGGAACAACCGACAAGCAAAATCCCGGCTCTTAAATTATATATGCTATGCAGGTGATAATATCAATAAAAAAGGAAGATGTTATAAAAGAAGTCAATAAATCTTCTGCGTACATCGGCGCAAAGACTATCAATAACGACGGCACCGGTAACCTCTATTACAATATTTCGACGATAAAAGAGGATGCGGAAATGCTCCAGCGTTATTGGGAGGAGGCATTGACCAATGTATTGTCATTGGCAAAACCTTTTGTTTCAGACGTGGAAGAGCAAGATACTTGGAGCGTAACCCTTACTATGCCGTCGAACTATAATCCTGCTTTTGATGGTGTGATAAAGCAAAAGATATTCTCATACGTGGTTACATACGTACTGCTAAACTGGCTTACTTTATGCAATGTCGCCACATCTGTCATTCAATATTACAGCACGGAGACGGCTTCAATGCTGTCGGGTGTTGATGATATACTACACGCAAGACTATTCACAAGAGCGGCAGAAGGTCTTGAAACCGACAACGTAGCCGGGACGGACGAGCTTCCTGAACTTGAAGAAGATGATAATACAAACACGCGTGGCAATACATTCGGATCTGATATAAGACAGAATGTAACCGCTGTTAAAGCTGAAATAATAAAGTTGTACTGATATGCGTACAGGAGAGGCAAAGGAAATAAGGCTGAAAGGCCTGGCTTCAACAAACAATGACTATGAATGCCAGGACGGGGAGTTGCAGGTATGCCACAATGCTATTAATACCGGCAAGGGACTGCGTCCTATTCCTGCGCTTGACAGTCTGGCCGAACTTCCTGCCGGTTGGGTGGGACTTGTTTTCACCCACCACACATCGTTTGGCGAGGTTCATGTAATAGTTGACAGCAGCAACAACGCATGGTTTTACAAAGATGATGCAACGGATAGAGCGGAGATTACGGATCCTGCGATGTCATTGTTCAGCAAAGGCAATTATAAGATAACATCAGTCGGTGATGTCCTTATAATTAATTTCCTTGAAGGAGATTATAAAGGACTTAACTATTATCGTTATAAAGACGATACATATAAATATTTAGGTCAGAATCCGCCGGATGCGAAACTTGAGTTTTCCATGGTGCATTATAATGGTACAGTAAATTCTGACGGTGAAATAAGTTATCTTAATAATTATATTCTCTCAACTGACAACCAGAACAAGGAAATAAAATTCGTTTCAGACCTTCAATTTACTTCGATAAGAAGCTACGGCGAGAAGTATGAAGATTACCAGACATGGATTGACTACCTGTTAGGCAGAATCAATGTCATTAAGGCGGAGATGAAGCGTCAAGGTTTATTTCTCGGTAAATTCTTCATACGCACGGCTTACCGGCTATATGACGGCACTTATATAATGCAGAGTGCGCCGATACTTATCGCACCGAGCATGGAGGAAAACCCGATGATCTGGCCGTATAGTATTAAACCGTCCTTGAAAACGGACGAAACAAACCAATATTGGGAGCTTTCTGTAAAATCAAAGATATTATTCCGTCCGTTTGCCCTTGTCGTAAAATCATTGATTGATAATGCGGAGAAGCTGAAGGATTGGGAAGATGTAATAGACCGTGTTTGCATCTTCGTTACACCAGAAATGCAGTCTTATACGGAAGATCCGAAACAAATGGTATTGACACGCAAGCAGAAAATACAGCAGTACGGTGTGGCAGATCAGACAAGTATAAATGCAAAGCCTATAAGCCAGCTTGCGGACCAGTCAATAGCGGAGACATGGAAGGAGGGCGCATATCGTTCATATACAAATGAAGGTCTTTCCTTTGGCGAGACAGTCAGGAAGATATATTCTCCGCCACGTATTGAAACCGGCGGAACATATATGCTGCCAGAAGGCAATGATGCGAAAGATGAAAGCAGCAAATCAATGGTGCAGGACACTCAACATATCGCACTTGGTGTTATAGGAGATTATTCTTACTCTGCGACATTATATCATAACCAGTATGTAAATTTCGCCGATAAATTAAGCACAGATGCGGGCACGATGGCACTCGATGAAAAAATGCTGACGGAGTTAGGAGGCTATCACCACATATTGCAGTTTGAGCAGAAGCCAGGAACAGACACAAGTAAAATTGAGCAGCAGTACTTGTTCTATCCGCTTAAAGAATATACCATTGATGAAATAATAACGCTGAAAAATAATCCTGCTCAACTTAACAGCACAATGAAGTGGCCTTTAATGTCGCTGACATTCTCGTCTGACCTTTGGCCGCGTGTCGGAGAAACTGTACACGCACCAAATGACGTTTCGTTTGTCGATTTTGATAGGGACAAGCTGACGACATTAACGGCACAGACGGACACACTTAAGGACGATTACAACTCATGGCAGATGATAATGCCGAAAGTTGTACATACATATAACAGCAGGCTTAATCTTGCAAACCTTACAATAGGTTTTAGGAATATGCCGTGTACTTGGCTGGGTGGCCAGGCGTTGAAGAGTGATTACGACATAGAAGCTCAAGTAATAATCAAGTCTAACGGAGCTACAACAAAGGCGGCCATGACCAAAGAGCTTAATTATAATGTACTGGTAAATATGGGATGGCTCTATTATCCGCACCCTGATGCGAAGAAGCTCCAGATACTTGCATTGCCTTATGCCGGCACCGGCCAATATTATGTGTATAATTTCCCTTTGAAGTCGCATCCATACCTGTATGGGGCATACTTCTACGATTCTGATTTTAACATCGAGAATTATAGAACGTCATATACAAGTGAGGAGCAGGCGCGAGTGGCTCTCGATGCAGCAGACGGATATATATCACATCCTAATTACTTGTACAGCAGCGAGGCGGACAATCCTTTCTTCTTCCCGGCGCAGGCAGTCAATGCCGTCGGATCAGGCGAAATAATCGCATTAAAGAGTGCATCGAAGGCCATGAGTGAAGGCACGGCATTTGGCGCAGCTCCATTATACGCCTTCTGTACGGATGGTATATGGCCGCTATCTGTCGGCAGTACCGGACTGTTTATAGCGACTAACCCACCGACAAGAGAGACGTTGCTTAATAACGATCCTGAATCAGCATTGCAGATTGATAACTCTGTGATATTCTTGTCGGACAAAGGGCTTATGCAGCTTGTCGGTGAACGTACTGTGCTGCTGTCGCAGGACCTGGCAGAACGTTTCACATCTACAACAACCGGCAGTTTGCCGAAGTGGTTAGACATAAATAATCTGTTTGGAGGTCTGTCTTACATGGAAGCTCCAGATTTTATCAATTATCTTCATGGCGCACGTCTGGCCTTCGATTATACTAATTATAGGATTATTGTTTTCCGGCCTTATAGCCTTTCTGATGCAAATACTCATGTGGCGTATATATATGACCTGACGTCTAAGATGTGGGGGACAATAGACAACAGGTTTGTGTCTGCCGTGGAAGATTATCCGCAGTCAATAATCAACAGCGCAGGCGATAGCGGTATAATTGTGGGACAATTCGGATCCGACAATAATGAGATGATTGGCGACGGCAAATGTATCTATACTACCCGACCGCTTAAACTGGATAAGCCGGATGTACGCAAGACGATGCGTCTGTTAATGGAGAGGTCTATATTACACAACAGCAGCAGATACCTTGCATTGTGGGGCAGTCATGACCTTGTACGCTGGCACCTGGTTTCTGCTGTTAATGATAGCAAGGTACAGCGAATTAGCGGAATGCCATTTAAATACTTTGTTGTTGCAGGCTGGTGCCAGCTCGCAAGGCAGGATTCAATCAGCCGGCTTACCGCCGAAGAAAAAGATAAGTACACTGACCGTATTAGATAAAAGAATAGCTACACCATCTACAGTGTAGCTGTTCTTTATATTAACATAAGTCATTTATTTTAACACAAATCCAGTGTTTTACTTAACAATTATCAAGTATCTAATATAGAATGGAATTAGATAAGACAAATTGCGTAGTTATCACATACTTGTTATGTGGCTTTTTTATCTTTGTGCAAAATTAATCGTATGGCTTACGAACCTATATCTGTTAATCCAGGACTGATGAAGAAAGACCGGCACGCGTATGACGTGCTGATGCAGGCAGAATATTGTTGGGACAATCTCGACAAGTTTCGCCGTGATTACCATAGATGTATGCGTTACGCTTACGGCGATCAGTGGTCGGATATGGTCCAGGACGCGCACGGCAGGTATATGCGAGAGGATAAGTTGATACGAAAGCAGGGCGGTACGCCATTGAAAAACAATCTTATACGAAACCTCGTCAATAAGCTCAAAGGACTATATATAAACCAGAATACAGAGCCTATTTGTGTAGCTCGCGACAGAGACGAGCAGTCATTATCTGACGGACTGACAAACCTGCTCAAGTACGTTGATGATATAAACGACGGACAATCATTGTACTCAGACATCTTCGAGGGCTTCATCATCGGCGGTTTTGCCGGTGTACATAAGTCATACGGATATATGGGCGATAGGCTTGATTGCTGGAGCCTGGTTGTGCAGCCGGATAACTTCTTTGTCGATACAGGTATGCGCGACGTGCGTACATGGGATTGCTCTATCGTCGGTGAGATACACGATATACATTGGGGTGACCTGCTTACAATGTTCGCACATAACGCTGCGGACGTTCAGCGTCTAAGACAGATATACCACTATGCCACTGACGAGCATTATCTAATCCAGACGGCAGAGGAGTTTGGTTATCATAGAGACCTGAACACGTCATTCCTTATGCCGAATGATACAAGTGCGTGCCGTGTGATTGAGGTTTGGAACAAGGAGCGCAAAGCCCGTTACCGTTGTATAGACAACCTCAACGGCGATATGTTCAAGTGCGACATCAAGGACAAGGCAGAACTTGTGGATGCGGTCAACGAGCAGCGTCGCCAGGACGGCATAAGCGCAGGCGTATCAACGGAGGAGATAGAGAGCAAGTTGATAACAGCGGAATGGTTTATCGACAATTATTGGTATTATAGGTTCTACGCGCCTACCGGCGAGGTTATACAGGAAGGGGAGACACCCTACGAACATGGCGAGCATCCGTTTGTATTCCGCTTCTATCCATTCATTAACGGCGAGATTCACTCCTTTGTCGCAGATGTTATAGATGTTCAGCGATATATCAATAAACTTATCAACCTCAACCATTATCTGTTGCAGACTTCTGCAAAGGGCCTGTTGGCTGTGCCGGAAAGTGCATTGGAAGGTACCGGACTTACAATAGAGGACATTGCAGACATTTGGGCTAAGCCTGGTGGCGTGTTTGTTTTCAAACAAAAAGCCGGAGTGCCTTTGCCGACGCAGATTACCAACAGCGTGCAGAACTTGGGCATAACAGAGCTTATCGGCATGGAGAAACAATTCTTCGACGACATTACAGGTGTGAATGCAGCATTACAGGGTAAGGACTTGGGTAAGATAAGCGGCACTTATTATGCACAAATGACGCAGAACGCGGCTATCAGCCTGCAAGGAGTACTGACAGCATACAGCTCTTTCCGCAAGGCGTCGGCAAACAAAGACTGCAAAAACATACAGCAGTACTATACGCCCGAAAAGATATTCAAGATTGTCGGCCGTGATGGACAGAACTTGCAATTTAACCCCGAAGATGTCAAGTATCTTGACTACGACATAAACATCAGCGAAAGTACATCATCGCCGGTATTCCGTCAGGTTGCCAACGACTTCTTGTTGCAGATATGGCAAAGCGGCCAGATTTCTCTCAAGACTATGCTTGAGGCCGGTGCATTCCCCTACGGCGATAAGCTTCTCAGCCTCATTAACAAGGAGCAGGAGGATATGCAGCAGGCACAACAGATGCAGATGCAGGCGGCCATGCCGGCACCAGGAGAGGAGGCGCAGTATGGGCAGGCCTAAAGGATTAGCAAAAACCGGGGGCAGGCGTAAAGGAGCGAAGAATAAGCGCACATTGCTTGGCGGCGACGATATGTTGGCGAAGCTCGTCGCTTTAATGGAAGATGAAGAACGCATCAACAAAGAGCTTGAGACGCTACACGGCAGGGATTATTTCCGCGTATACTGCGACTTGCAGGCTTACTTACGTCCTAAATATTCTAACATTGAGTTTAACGGAAAAGTTAGCATGGGCAATGAGGTTACAGACGCACTTAAGTCATTGATAAAAACAAATAGTAAGGACAATGCAGATATATGACATGACTATACGGCAGGATGAGATATTGGCGGACGTGGCTAACCGGCTGAAATTAGCAGCAGACAGCGTACAGAGTAACGCTGATATGTCGGCGGTTGCTGATGTTCTGGACGACGGCAACATTGACACGCTGTTGGCAATGGTTACAAGACAAGTGTATAACGCGATGAATGTCCTGCTGCCGTATTCACAGATACCTATCAAGCGGTATAAGGAGATATGCGGTAATGATAACGTTGATGTATATTGCATTCGTCTTTTGTTCCGTCATGAGCGCAGCGAGACGCAGATACGCGAGGCAAGAGAGCTGATAAAGGCATACATCATCTATTCGTGTATGGCAGAATGGCTCGAACTTACTATGCCTGCGGCAAATACATTCAAGATATGGGAGGACAAAGCAAGTGATGTGAGGGATAAGCTGTCCACGTGCCTGGCGACACCTCTCAAGGCAAGAGATATATGTATAAGACCTCATTGGTATTGTTGTGATTAACGATTTGTTCATGATTATTAGTTAAGTGTATTAAGATTGTTTTTAGGCTGAGCAGGTTGTAGTGATACAACCTGCTTTTCGTTTTGCGCAGTTATCCTTCTTATCTAAAATGTATTTACTTTTTTTGTAAACAAATATAATGCATTATGATAATATTAGACTTAATTCATCAATTCGTTTGCCCTGACGGCGTTATGATGGCCGCTATATCACCTTGGATAGGTGCCGGCATTTCAGCGGCGTCAGCTATCGGCAATGCTATCTTCGGCGGCATTTCCGCAAACAAACAAAAGAGAGAGCAGTTAAAAGCACTGCGCAAGCAGCAGCAGGAGAACCGCAACTGGTATAACAGGCGCTACAACGAGGATGCGACACAGCGCGCTGATGTACAGCGTATGCTGTCGCAGACCAATGAAGCCATTGCATCACGTAACAGGGCTGCAAGCGGCAAGCAGAAGGTTGTAGGCGGTACGGATGCGACACTTGCGTCTACACAGCAGGCAAATGCAGAAGCTGTTGGTGATGCAATATCACAGACAACAGCTAACGCAGAGGCACGAAAAGACAACATTGAGGCGCAATACAGGGAGCGTAAGTCAGAGCTTGATGCGGCTGAGGATGCAGTAAAGGCCAACGCTGAAGCAGCTAAACGTAATGCAACAGCGCAGGCTGCAACAGCAGCGGTAACTACTGGTGCCGGTATCATGGCTAACACTGACGACGAGACGAAGGCAAAAGTTGATGTAACAGCCAATCCACCAGGAGACATTGTGAAGAAGGCTGATGAAGGCGCAAAAAAAGGAATGTCGATGTTAAGCGGTCCTACTCTTGATGATGCGATTAAGGATCCGTGGTTAAACGCAAAACGCATAAAGTGGGGATAATATGACGGAAGAAGAACTGAAAAAGAAAGGTGAGCAGATAGACGCTGCCAACCAACAGCAGACACAGCAGGCACCGCAGCCGACAAATGTTCCTACTCCAGCTGCAATTACAGATAATAATCAAAGCAGTGTGGCGCAGTCAGTCGCTGATATGCGACAGCGTGCAGCTGATTACCGCGATTATGCGAGCAGGCCGGTAACTATTGACAAGAGCGGACAGACTAATTGGCTCAACGAAATAGAGCGCGTGCGTAACCAGTATGTGGAGACGCCTGAACAAAAAGCGGCCAGAGAACGGCGAGAGAAACGAGACAGACGTATAGCGTCCATTTCAGACGGTCTTGTAGCAATGAGTAACATCGCAGGCGCAATGGCAGGAGCGACGCCGATAAAACCGGCTACAACAATGTCAATGGCTCACAAGGCGGCTGTTGATGCAGCAGCGAAGAAACGGCGTGAAAATCTTAATCAGTACGATATAGCACGAAGATATTACGCCGGGTTGCAATACAAGCAGGACAAAGACAACGCCGACCAGCTCTACAAAAAGGCAAAGGCGCGTCAAGACGCAGGCAAGCAGGCAGACTTGCTTGATATGAATGCTACAAAGATTGAGCAAGCAGAAGCACGTAATGTGCGAGCTGATGAGCGAGCTAAAGAAGCTAATGAATTGGCAAGGCAACGTGCTGAGGAAACAAGAAGGCATAACAGGAGGTCTGAATCATTGCAGCCTGAACGCAACAATATATCAAGAAGAAAAGGAAATGGCGGTAACGGCACTTCACAAGTAGATTGGGACGAATACGCTGAATGGGAACGACAGTATCCTGATGAAGTGAATAAGATAAAAGAAGATAATGCACAAATCGATCCGTGGACACATCTCCCGTCAAAATCAGTTACAAGCTCAACTGTAAGGCTTGTAAATGCAAAGATGCGGCAGAAGTACGGAAGCGGTGGACGTAAAACCGTTAGTGGTTTTGGTAGCAGCAATTCATCAGGTAAAAAGAAAATAGCAGGTTTTGGTAAATAACAACTGATATGGCACAGGACAACATAACTAATTTATATAATGCTTTAAAAGACGATTACGATCTTGGTAGTGAAAATGATTTTAGGAAGTCGTTAGAGAATGCAGACAATCGTCATAATTTGTATGAGGCAATACAGAATGATTATGACCTTGGCAGTGAGGATGATTTCAGCAACTCGCTCGGATATGGCAATAAGCAGCAGCCGGCAGAATCGGCATCCGCAAATAATAGCTCAAAGCAGGCTTCATTCACACAGCAAGAATATGGCAACCTCTCTACTGTGGCGCAAGACGTTGCAAAAGGCGTGGGTGTGGCTCCTAAATTCGATACGCAGGGCACAGCGCAAAAGATAAAAGAGCAGCTCGGGGGAACAAAAGAAAAAACACAGTTCGTCCCTGAAGCATCTAACGTTGTCATGGCTACACCGACAGCAGATGCATTGAAAAAATATCCATTCCTCAAAGCTGACGAGGCTGTGCCATTCAATCGCGAGACAGGCGAGCCGTTTTACACGTGGGTGGACGAGAACGGCAAACCTTTATCACAACGGGATATTGATATACGTACTGCAAAGCAGGAAATTACAGGCGAGCGTGAGTATATGCAAAAGGCGCCTGCCGCTCCAGAGCTTCCTGATGTCAATGCAAATGCAGTTAAACTCGACGGCAGTATAACCGACTTTGTTGACAACCAAATGCGTGCCAAATATGGCGATAACTACCTTAATGAGCTGTTCAAAACCTCCGACGGACGAGAAGTAAGTGGTACTGACTATCTGACGGAACTCTCGCAAGGACTATATGATGGTCTTGTCAATGATGTGAATAATGCACGTATACAGTATATCGACGCAGATGACGAGCAGAAAAATCAAATAGTTACCGCGCTTGCTGATAAATACAAAGGTCTTGTCTCACGTGATACCATTGAAAGTAACATGACTGACGAACAGTTGCAGGCAGAAGCAAAGGACGCAAGACGAAGGAAAGAGAGACAACAGCTTGATGAAGCCTACAACAACGCTTACAGTCAGCGTGCGGCAGTCATGGGGGAGAATATGGCGAAAGCGCAGGAAGATTACAATAATGCGTCATGGCTTGATAAACTATTTGGCGGTTCTCCTGTACAGAGAGCTTATTGGATGAATCAGAACGACAACCGTATCAAGATTGCTGACACACAAATAAATCTTGTCCTTGACGCGAAACGTGTACTTGATACGGGCAAGGCATACGACGACGGCGAAAGCTGGAGCGGACGGTTTGTAAGAGGCATGCGTGATGCGATGAAAGATACAGGCCTTTACGATGGTGGTATTGAGGAAATGAACGACCTACGTAATGTGAAATTCGCCCTTGATGCCTACGAAAGCGGCAATGCAACGAACGAGCAGAAAGACCTTCTTGACACATACGCCCTGTTGCAGACTATTACAGGAGAGAATTCAGACGCTCTCGGTCGCATGTATAGTGCAGGTCAAACGACTGTGCAGGCAATACCGTTTATGTTGCAGATGTATATAAACCCAATCGGCAGTCTCGGACAATCAACGGCAAAAGCAGCCACACAATTTGCTTTAAAACAGTTTGGACGAAGCATGATGAGCAAATACATGAAACGTTTGCTTGCTACCTCATTTAAAGCTGGCGGCAGAATAACAGGTGATATGCTTGCAGCTTCATTACCTGCAATGACATTTGGCGCACCGGCAATAACATCTGATATGTATAGCCGTCTTATTGGAGACGTGAAAGGTGTAACGGATGATAGTGGAAATATAAGATATTCAAGTAGAGAAGGCCAGGAAAAATCAAAGGCGGCAGCATTGGCAAAGGCAATCGGTTCAAACTATTTTGAGTATCAGTCTGAAATGGTCGGCGAGTACTTCAGACCGCTTACTAACATCTTGTCTGCCGGTATCGGTAAAGCTGCTGAAAAAATAGGTTTGGGACAGATTAATGATTTGATTGCCAACCTGTCTAACAAGAACTTCTACCGCTCATTCAGCGACTTTGCGAAGCGTACACAATGGCAGGGTACTATCGGCGAGTATCTCGAAGAAGTTGTGAACAATGCTGAAAATGCTCTGTTTATCGGCGATATGGACTTTTCGACTGGCCCTAACGGAGTATTTAACAAGGATGTTAATATTGATACGTTCTTAGGAGTTGCAGCAATGACCGGCTTCATGAGTTCACTCAAGACAGCTGATTATATAAGAACAAGAGGACGCATTAAAGACAATCTTGATAATGCTTACAACAACGGCCTTTCTTTGTTCGGCGTTGATGAATGGGAGAAAATAAGCAATGAGCTTGACAATATCGACGAGAATAATGCTGCAAAGACAGTCAAGAAACTTGTAAATTCTGTTGATGATAACGACATGAAGCAAGCTATCGCTAATTATGCAGCTGCTTCAGCAATGAATCATGGCTTTAACATCGGAGACCTGAAGAACAACATCGAGGAGGCTTCGGACAATATTGTGAACGGTAAAGTTCCACGTTCCGCAATACTGGGTTTTGATTCTCTTAGTCCTGACGAGCAGCAAAATGTACATGACGACGGAATGATACATTCTGCTATACTCTATCCTATTGCTGAAAACGGTGGTAATGCAGAGCAGGTATTCATCGTTAAAGGTAATGTGGCTCTTAACAATGACGGTAGTGTCGATATAAAGAACTCAAGCGATGCAATTTATTATAAAGGATCTGATGGACAGATACATCAAGTTGCACCCGATAAGATACAGGCTGCTGACGTACCAGTCAGCGTTGAGGATTATATCGCCATGAAAAGCGAGACAGAAGAAACGGCAGCACTTGAGAATGAGGGGACACAGACAAATACATATAGTCCTGGAGAAGTCGTAAACATAAACGTAAACGGGAATAATTATGAGGCCACAGTAAACAGCTTAGACGGTAACGGCAACATCATGGTATATTACCAGGATGAGAACGGTATTGACAGGCCTGCAACGTTTACCACAGAACAGCTTGATGCGTTTAATGCTCCTCAAAGTATAGAACATCCGGTTGAAGCACAGCAACCAGCGCAAGCTGTTGAGCCGGAGCAACCTGTTGAAAGTAATACTGAGCAAGTGCAGCCGGCAAACGCAGAGGAAACGGCACAAGTCCAGCAAGAACAGCCGGCACAGCAAAGCATACCGACAGACGAAGAAGGTAATCCGCTCTATTATAATGCGCCTATCGAAGCGACAATAAATGACCTGTACGACGGTAGCCTGAATGATGAGGAAATACAAGGCTTTATTGATGCGAACATTCAGGACGCACAGAAAAAGTATGACAGCATACAGAAAAAAGCTCCTAAAATAGGTACAAACAAAGCTAAATATCTTGAGCAGAAGCGCGAATGGCAGACAAATGTCGATGAAGCAAAGCGCATACTTGACTATTGGCAGTCTGTTGATAATTATCGCAAAGAGCAAACACATACCACGGATGCGGATATACAATCAGCGCAAGCAGAACTTAGTGGAGATAATGCACGTGCAGAGCTCGACGAATATAATGACAACGGCGGCGTAAACAATGCTGTATCAGTAGCATCTGACTTTATACGAGGCGCAAAGATTACGCCAGATAGCTTTAAGGCAGAAACAGGATATGGCACGAGCGAACAACAGAAGTTTGTCGGCATGATTGCCAAGGAAGAGAACGGAGGAAAGACGATTGACCGGCTCGCGGAGGAACTTGTTAGCTATGATAATTCAGAGCTTAACGGTGTAACATATAGAGGTGACACAAGTCTTGCTAAAGATGCAATACTCGAAGCATTGCAGGCGGCAGGTACCAGAGGAGAGCTTGCACAAAATAATACTGCCGAACGTGAGAAATACGTTGAAGCACGCATGGCAGACCTGGACGCGCAGTATATGGAAGCCTACGGCATGACGTATGACGAATATCTGTCATACGAAGAACAGATAATGCCAACTATATGGCGCGACTACAACAATTATGACGAGATAGCGTTCAATAATATGTACGCTGAAGAAATACAGCAACTTTTAAATACAAGAGAAAATGGCAACACCACAGGAGAAAAGCAAACAGATGATAGAGGCAATCAGGTATTGCCTGAACAACAATCTATTGAGCAACCAGGAAGTGCAGCAAGCGCAGAACCAGGAACAGAAATACAAGCTGGCGTGCAAGGCAATAATGAAAATGCGGCTCCACAAGGAGAAGCACAGCAAGCAGTAGAGAAGCCGATGACTGAGCCTGTTGGAACAAATAGGTTCGGGAATATTTATAATTGGGCTAAAGGTCAGTTCCAAAGTGCTGCATCATTTTTGAAAAATCTAAAAAGCGGCTATTTACGTGGCGTATTCTACCGTGAAGGCATCGGAGACATAGATATGATTTGGGGTAATGATAAAGCAGGGCTTCAGCATATAATAAAGAAACATATTGAAGAAGCGGATGATTTCTCCTCAGTTGAAGATGCAATGAAGATTATTAATGAGACAATAAACAAAGGTGAAATATCACGGCAAGGCACAAACATATCACTTGATAATAACGGATACCGGGTATCAATAGCACAAAGCGATGAGGGTAATTGGGTATTGACTGCGTTTGATAAGACAAGAAGCCGACGTGAAAAGCAAAGAAACAAGGGAAATGTAACACTTGGAGACCAGAACACTTCTGACATGGAGAATGGAACCCTTGTATCTCCACAGCTCGCTTCTTCTGAAAGCAAAGATACGCAAACTTCCGCAAACGAGCAAACAGTTGGCGAGAAAATTGCACAGGAGGAAGCGAAAGTCGAACAAAACCCGACCGAAGCGCAGAAAGAGGTCGGCAACTACAAGAAAGGCCATGTAACAATCGACGGTTACAATATAACCATAGAGCAGCCCAAAGGTAGTGTGCGCCGTGGTACCGATGCCAACGGCAAGCAGTGGGAGCAGACAATGAATAATACTTATGGTTATATCCGCGGCACAGAAGGCGTGGACGGCGACCATATTGATATATTCCTGTCTGACAACCCGACTGAAGGTAACGTATATGTTGTGGACCAGGTGAACCCTGACGGCAGCTTTGACGAGCATAAAGTAATGTATGGCTTCAACAGTGCAGACGAAGCCAGAAATGCTTATCTATCTAATTATGAAGAAGGCTGGCAAGGATTGGGCACTATTACCGAAGTAAGTAAAGACGAGTTTAAGAAGTGGGTTGAAAGTAGCCATAGAAAGACAAAACCGTTTGCTGAATACAAGTCGGTAAATGCAATAGTAGACACAACTCCTATCATTGATAATTTTGGTACGGATCTTATAAACTCAAATGGTGATAATGTAAGAATTAAAGCGTATGACGGAGCTACTCAACGTACTACTGTTGTAATAAATGATGAAGAAAACATCATACCTGCAAAAGAGGTAGTAGATAAGATAAACAGCGGAGAATGGTTTAAAAAAGAAGGTAACCAGCAACAACCTGCAATGCGCAAGGTTAATGTAGAGAGTCTGTTTGATAATCTTAATAAGAAAGGTGAAACAAAGCTGAGCGAAAATTTAGAGCCTACAACAGAAAAGAAGCCAGAATACGGCTCGCAAAACAAAATTGTCAGCAAAGAACGCTACGAGGAGTTAAAGAAGCGCATGATTAAGAAGTTAGGGCAGCTTAACTTCGGAATGGATCCTGAACTTCTTGAAATTGGAATTGAAATGACAGCTTATCATCTTGAAGCCGGTGCAAGAAAGTTCGCTGACTATGCAAAAGCAATGGTTAATGATATCGGTGATGCTATACGCCCCTATCTTAAATCCTTGTATAATGCAGCAAGAGATTACCCAGATGTTGTTCAAGCAGGTTTGAATGTAGGTATGTCAACAAGCGAAGAAGTTAGTAAATTTGATGTTACTAACTTTGATAAGGATATTATCAATCCTATTGAAACAGCACAAACCGTGGCGAAAGAACAGACCATAAAAAAAGAAACAGAAAAAATAATTAAAGAAAATGAACAAAAAGACGAGCAAACAGCAGCAAATACAGAAGCTATTGCAAGCAAAGCAGAGACTGTTGCAAGTAAAGCAGAAAGGAATATCGAAGCTGCAACAGATGAGCGGAAAGTAAATTCTGAAATAAATAATATTGGTAAGCAACTTGATGAAGTCAATAATCAGCTTGCTTTGCTGGGATATTATGAGGCAGATAAGGTAGAGAAAGATTATAATGAGGCATACGGCTATATGAGAAATGCCGAAAGGAAAGCAAAAAAAGACGCTAAATCTTTATGGCAAAAACTTGTAAAAGACTTGAATATACCAAATGATGTATTATCTGTTGTTACAAGTAAAGGTTCAAAAAATAAAGCAGTATCTTCAAATATCGCTCCTGCTGGGGGTGATGTAACATTAACAATACCTCTTGACGAGGACAAAGCTTTATATGTATATATTGGGTTATCACCAACATTTGAGAAAGGCGAGGCCAAATCTCTTATGGAGCAAGGAAAAGGCGGCTCATTTGAAGGAGATAATTTACAGGTAGATCGCATAATGTACCGTATTCAAAACAATAATGGTACTGGATCCGATAAATATGGAAGTAATTTCTTTGAAAAGCCTGATGTAACATATAATGAACTATTGAATGATATTGTAAGACTGGTTAAGAGATATACAGATATAGATGTTACGCCAAAAGAAAATACAGAACCTGATAAAAAACCAGCTGAAAAACCGAAGAAGGCACAAAAAAAATCCGTATCTTCGCAAAAGATAGCTGATCTATTTGATTTCTCTAATGAACCTATAAATAATACAAACAATGAAACAGTACAAGAGCTTCGACAGCGTACCGCTGGAGAAAGGACAGACGGATACACCGGCGACACGTCTCGACCGCTGGGAGAAGGCCAACGGAGTGAAACTGAACAGCCTGCCGGAGAACGAGTGGATACGCGTAGTATCACAGACGTGCGCAATGACGGAGAGCGAGGCGAGCGACTGGCTGACGTACATGAGGGCGAAGGCCGTCAAATAGCGAAGAACAGGAACAACAACCACGCTGAACGTGGCACAGACTACGCTCCAAATACTCCAAAGGCAAGGTATGACGCAAACGTAGAGGCCGTAAGGCTCGCTAAAGAACTTACAGACAGCGGTCAGCAAGCAACTGACGAGCAAAAAGCCGTGTTGCGTCAGTTCAGCGGCTGGGGCGGTCTTGGTACGTTCTTCAACAACGAGCGGACACGCAACGAACTTGTAGAACTTTTAGGTGATGACGGCTATCAACAAGCTGCCATGAGTATAAACAGTGCCTATTACACACCCGCAGATGTGATAGACACAATGTGGGATATTGTCAAGAACCTTGGTTTTAAGGGCGGCAATATCCTTGAAGGTTCGGCCGGTATAGGAAATATCCTCGGTCTTATGCCGATGGGTATAAGCGACAGAAGCAACATTGAAGCCGTGGAGATAGACGGCGTAAGCGGCATGATATTAAAGTTGCTCTATCCTGACGCAAAGGTTGACATACAAGGCTTTGAGAATACGCAGGTAAGAAACGGAAGCGTTGACCTTGCAATAACCAACGTACCGTTCGTTACAGGATTACATGTACACGATACGACGGGCGACAGAGACCTGTCACGCCGCTTCGGCAACATCCATGACTTTTGCATAGCGAAGAATGTCAGGAAGTTGCGCGAGGGCGGTATCGGCGTGTTTATATCGTCGAGAGGTACACTTGACAAGAGTAAGGCATTGCGCGACTGGGTTGTCAATGAAGGCAATGCAGACTTCATCGGCGCATTTAGGCTAAACAACAAGACCTTTGGCGGCACGACGGCGACGAGCGATATTATTGTCGTAAGAAAACGTGTGAACGGTAATAAGTCGGCAGGATCGATAAACTTGCTTGACACGGAAAGCGTGCGTACTGTGAGTGTTCCAATAAATGACAATGGACGGGAGAAGATAAAGCCTGTGGTGCTGCAATACAACAAGTATTTCGTTGAACATCCTGAAAACATGGGCGGCGAAATGGCGTTGAACTACGAGCGTGGTGAAACGTTCCGTCCCGAAGGAAGCGGCCTATTCCCAACTACTGGTATAAACCAGGAAGAGCGTATGCAGCAATGGGCGGAAACGTTCAAAGATAAGGCCGTAGACGTACCGCAACCACAAACAGAAGAACCTGCCGACACGCAGACTGACACCAATGGCAACGAGATAAAGGACGGAACAATAGTTGTAGGTGAAGATGGAAGCATAAACGTGATGTATCTCGGTCGACAAGAACCGCTTGGCGTGAATGACAAGAAGGTGAAAGGCCATACAAAAGCGGAATGCGTGGAGGACTACAACCGTATAAAGAGGGCCTTGAACGCCGTGCTTGAATATGAAACGACAAACGAAAAAGATGATGGACTGAAACCGCTGCTGAAAGAACTGAATGACGCATACGACAGCTTTAAGGACAAGTACGGCAATCTGAACAAAAACACGGCAATATCGTTCCTTCGCAATGATATAGACTTCCCGAGCATACAAGCGTTGGAGAAATTCAACGAAACCAACGACAAGGACGGTAAACGCATTGTTCAGACAGAAAAGACATCAATCTTCACAGAGCGAGTGGTTCAGAAAGAAGTTGAACCACACCCGACAAACGTTTTGGATGCAGTAAAGACAAGCGTGTTCAGGAGCGGACGTATTGATCTGGACTATATCAGCAATGCACTCGGCAGGGATGTGTCCGACATTGAGAAAGAGATTATCGACAATGGACTTGGTTATCGTGACCCGGCAACTGGCAACATGGAAGTGAGCTACGAATACCTTAGCGGCAATGTAAGGCAGAAGCTCGCCATTGCCGAGGCGAACAATGAGGACGGCAGGTATGACAAGAACATCAAGGCATTAAGAAAAGTTATGCCGATGGACATCCCGGCGCACTTGATAGAGTTCACCTTCGGTTCATCATGGGTAAATCCTAAACTATTTTCTGACTACGTGAACGAAAAGACAGGCGTACCAGTCACGCTCACCAACGTCGGAGGACAATGGAACATGGATTTACCGTATTATACCGCTACGGAAAAGAACAAGAGCGAGGGTGTAAGGAGTGAAAAGTTGAATAAAATCGTTCTTGGTACGGACTTGATGAATGCCGCTATAAACAACCGCACCATAACTGTAAGCACTACTCAAAGGACATGGGACGGTAAGACTGAAACTATAACCGACAAAGAAGCCACGCAAGCGTGCGCCGCTAAAATAGACGACATTCGCAACGACTTTAAGGACTGGGCACGTGCGAAAATGCAGAGTGACCCTGAACTTGCAAATGAGATAGAACGAGTATATAATGACCGGTTCAATAACTATGTACCTGTACAAGTTCCCGACGAATTTACTTCAGGACATTTCCCCGGTGCATCGACAAAGATAACTTTGTTCCCACACCAATCAAAAGCAGTCATACGTGCAACTGGTCAACCGATAATGCTCGCTCACGAAGTAGGTACAGGAAAAACTTTTACGTTAATAACGACCGCAATGGAGATGCGCAGGTTAGGATTAGCAAGAAAGCCGATGATAGTTGTACAAAATGCAACCGTCGGACAGTTTGTCGCTTCCGCAAAAGAGCTTTATCCTAATGCCAAGGTGCTGACCATTGCCGACAATGAGCGCAATGAGGAAGGTCGTAAGAGGTTCTACGCAAAAATCAAGTACAATGATTGGGACATGATAGTCGTTCCGCAGAGTGTGTTCGAGCGCATTCCAGATAGCGAGGAAAGGCAAATGGACTTTATCAACGATCGCATTGAGGAAAAGCAACACGTTCTTGAACAGATGCAGGAGATAGACCCGAAGAGCATGATTGCAAGGAACGCCAAGCGTGAACTTGACAGCCTGCAAACAGAGCTTGCCGAAGTGTCTGACAAGAAACGGCAAAAGGACGAGAAACGTGCTGCAAAGACACGACAGAACGCAGCAGCCAAGGCACAAGAGCAGCTTGACAGAGCCACAGATGATGTTGAGAATTTTGACGATATGGAGATTGATGCTGTACTCGTAGATGAAGCTCACGAGTATAAGCACCTCGGTTTTTCTACTGCCATGCAACGTGGCGTAAAGGGCGTAGACCCATCGTATAGCAAGAAGTCGGCTGGCGTGTACCTGAAGACACGCGCCGTCATGGATAAGTCGGGAGGTAAGAACGTAGTGTTTGCCACCGGCACGCCGATAAGCAATACGGCAGCGGAGATTTGGACATTCATGCGATACCTTATGCCGAAGCACACGATGGAAGAGTACGGCATTTACTACTTCGATGACTTCGTGCGCAACTTTGGTAACCTGACGCAGATGTTGGAGTTTACCACAAGTGGAAAGTTCAGAGAGAACAACCGCTTTTCCGGTTATGTAAACATTCCCGAACTTATAAGAATATGGTCGAGCGTATCAGATACGGTGTTGACAAAAGAAACAAATCTGAAAGACAAGTTGCCAGAAACGGTAGACGGAGGACAAAAGGCCACAGACATCTACCTGCCGCAGTCGGCAAGTTTGCGCTCGATAATGAAAGCCGTACGTTCAGAGCTGGAACGTTTCGACAAGATGAGTGGTAAAGAGAAGAGAGAAAATAGTGCGATACCGCTCGTAATGTATGGTATAGCAAAAGCTGCGGCTATCGACCCTCGCCTTGTAATGGCTGACGCTGTGGACGAACCTGTCAGCAAGACAAACCGTGCGGTTGAAGAAACGCTGAAATCTCTCGAAGCGACGAAAGACTACAAAGGGACTGTTGCCATATTCTGCGACACGTACCAAAATAAAGAAACCGGCTTTAATATCTACGAAGAGATTAAGAGGAAGCTCGTTGAGCGCGGCGTGCCTGAAAACCAAATAGTAATCATGCGTAGCGGCATGAGCGTGAATAAGAAAGCTGAGATTTTTGACAAAGTGAATGCCGGAGATGTGCGTGTTATAATGGGAAGTACATTTACTCTTGGTACGGGCGTAAATATACAGGAACGATTGAATACACTGATACACCTCGACGCACCAAACCGTCCGATGGACTATACGCAGAGGAACGGGCGTATATTAAGACAGGGCAACTTGCATAAGCAATGGGGATTACCTGTAAAGATATTGCGTTTCGGCGTTGAAGACTCACTCGACATTACGGCATATCAACGTCTGAAAACAAAGGGTGCTATTGCTGATAGCGTGATGGAGGGTAAGAAGTTCATCAACAATAACCAGCAAGACCGCACGCTTGAGGAGCAGGAAGACGTGTTTGGCGATACCGTAGCACAGCTTTCGGGAAGCGAGTATGCGCTGTTGAAGAATCAGGCGGAACGTGATTTCAGAAAGTATAATAATAAGAAAAAACAATACGAGACCGACCAAATATATGTGCATAATGCCATACCACGGTATGAAGGACAGATTAAAAGAAGTGAGGACACTATAAAGCAGCAACAAAAAGCTTTGACGGCTGTTGAAAAGGCATTCCCTGATGGAACAGTGCAGGAGATAACCATCGGCAACAGCAAGCTGTCCAGCCAAAAGGCAATCGGTGACTACATAAAGGACGTAGTAAACAAGAAACAAACCGAAACTGAGGATAAGGTAAGAAAGGGGGCACAAGGGACGAAGGCAAGTTCATCGTTCACTCTCAAGGCTGGCCCGTTCACTTTCACTGTGAATACCGAGTACAATAAAGATACGGAATTTCAAAACGGAAGCCTGTTCCCCGTAGTTCATAGAAACATGACGTATTCGTGTGAGGAGTTAGGATTGTCCAACGTGCCGGTTCAGCGTGCGTCGTTTAAGAATGCCGTTGACGATATTAGGAATAATGTGCTCAGTGGCAATGATATGCGCGAGCGTATTGAAACAGAAAACGGTTTAATTGAACGCAACCGTTCCGAATTAGACCAACTGAAATCTCGCGAGGGCAAGCCGTTTGAAAACGAAAAAGAGCTTGAAGACGCACGCAAGAAAGTTGAGGACTACACCGAAAAGATGCGTAAAGAAATGGAGGCGAAAGAGCAGAAATATGCCGAAATGGACGCGCAGACGCAGAGTGCAGACCTCGGCAGTCTTAGCGGTGCGGAAGAAGCTGAGGAGGAAGAACTGCAAAGAAGTGGCGACGGTGCATTGACCGACGACGAATTAAGCCTTGCCAATGACCCTGCGGCAGCATTGACGGGTAGGTCAACACGTACATCTGCACAACGTAGAAGGTTTGCAGAACGTGAACGCCAACGCATGGTTGACGCAGTACAGAAATTGGCAAGAAAGTTGAATCTTGACAACGTAGACATCGTTACAGATGCAAGTACACTACAAGGCCGACGCTCGAGAGCAAAAGGTTTTTATTCGCGTAGTACTGGGCGAATAACGATAGTGATACCGAATCATATGGACATACGTGACGTGGAACAAACCCTGTTGCACGAAGCCGTGGCACACTATGGATTGCGCCAACTATTTGGGGAACATTTCGACACGTTCCTTGACAACGTATATAATAACGTTGATGAAGATTTGAAGAAACGCATTGATGAAATTGCTGAAAAACGTGGCTTAACTACAAGAGTTGCAACCGAAGAATATCTTGCTACCCTCGCAGAAAACAGCAACTTTGAAGATATAAACGCAAGTTGGTGGGATAAGATAAAAAATCTGTTCTTGAAAATGTTGCATAAGATAGGCTTTGAAAACTTCTCTGGCGTCACATTATCAGATAATGAGCTACGCTATATATTATGGCGCAGTTATGAGAATTTAAAGGAGCCAGGACATTACAGAAGTATTATCGGCGAAGTGCGCGACATGAGTAAACAGCGTGATTTGAATGTCGGTAATTATGCTGTTCAGAATTCATCTGAAAAAGTTGCAGACAATGACGACATACGTTATAGAGAATCAGAAAACGCAGAAGAAAGTCTGAATAAGAGCTGGCAAGATGAATACGACGAGCGTACATTAAGTACGGCATTTAAATTCACAGAAGCAGCACAGGACGGTATGAAATCAGTAAGTATCTTACAAGATGTCATATCAAAGGAGACTGGCAGCCCTATCACAGAAGATGAGAATGTGTGGGCACTGCAAAACAGATTAAGCAGTACAAATAAGTTCTACCAGGATTATTATTATCAAAACTATTACAAACCGCTTATGCAGTCGGTTGCAGACCTGGTGAAACAAGGCGCGAAGTATGATGATTTAGGCCGTGATATTGACAAAGCAGAAGATGATATTCTTAAATATGTCATATCAAAGCACGGTCTTGAACGAAACGAACATTTTAGAGAACAAAAAGCAAGAGACGCGAGAGTACCATATCAGCAGAAAATAGATGCAGTTCTTGAACAGGCCGATAAAGGAGAGATAAATCAGGAAGAAGCAGACGACCAGATAAAGAAGCTCACAAAGCAAGCTGACAAAGCTGAAAGCCGAGCAAGAGAGAAATACAGCAAAACTGACTTCTCTGGATTGTCAGAACTGTATAAGACTGGCACATACTTCGAGGCACTTGCGGAAAATTACGTGCAGGGATTTGAAAGTAAATTTGATACATCGGATCTGTGGAATAAAATCAACGCTGCAACAAAAGCAACTCTGAAGCTCACTTATGAGTCAGGACTTATGTCGCGTGCGGCTTATGAAACCACAAGAGATATGTATCAGAATTATATTCCTTTACGTGGCTGGAGTAATGATGTCGCGTCTGATATGTATAACTATAAAGGCGAGACAGGCGTGGGAGGAGGAATTGTAAAACGAGCAAAAGGCCGTAAGAGTCTTGCAGAAAATCCGCTTGCTGTTATCGGTCGCATGGGGCAGGACGGTATCTTGCAGGCTAATAAGAACAGAGTTAAACAAAGGTTATATAATCTTGCAGTCGGGCATGATACGTCTTTGCTTACTGTAAGCAAGCAATGGTACGTTAATGAAGGAACTGATGAAAATCCTGAATGGGAAAGAGCTTACCCGGAACTCGGCGCAAACATGAATGCTGATGAAGTTGCTGATGCACTTGAGGAGTTTGATGAAAGGATGAAAGAGCTTAAAGAACAAGGACGTGCAACTCAAAAAAGAGAAGGTCTTAATATGAAATACCATACATCAAAGCCACAAGAGCAGCAACACAGGGTAAATGTCAGCATCGGTGGCAGGGAATATAATATATACGTAAACGGCAATCCAAGAGCGGCACAGGCAATAAACGGTGAATTAAGAATGGATGAAGATTCAAAAAGTATCGTTCAAGCTATAAACCGTTTCCTTGCTAACGTATATACAAGTCTTAACCCTGAATTCATCGTGACAAACTATGAGCGAGACGCTGGATTTGCGGGTGCTATTGTTGCTGCAACAGAGGACTCAAGATATGTTGCAAGCTGGACAAAGAACATGGCAATCTTTAACCCATTAACGTCTGGTGTATATATTAATAACCTTATAAACAAGGCGACAAAAGGCACTGTTGATTTGTCTAATAAGAACGAACGCTATATGCAAGAGTTCCTTGCAAATGGCGGTGAGACAGGTTTCACAAACATGTTGACAGCTGATGATTATAAGAAAATAATAAAGAAAGAGATAAAAGAGATAAACAAACCTATAAAAGCAAGGCAGGCGGCAAATGCTTTTATGGAGTGGGCGAAGCGAGCAAACAGAGTTTGTGAGGACGCGACACGTTTTGCCACCTATGTAACATCAAGAGAGCAAGGCAGAAGTATTGACCGTGCTATCAGGGATGCAAAGGAAATATCTTTGAACTTCAATACAAGAGGTGCTGACGGGATGGCAAATGACGGCATAATTCATAAGCTGTTTAGGAATCTTCGTAGGTGGATAATATTCGCCAACCCTTCAATACAAGGCCTTAACAAAGCTGGTGTCGCGTTTAAGAATCATCCTGTAAGAAGTACAATTGTCATTGCGGGGCTGCCCACTGTATTAGGATATATGGTACCGGCATTAGCCGCAGCAATTTTAGGCGACGACGACGATAAAGAAGCGAAAGAGAATTATATGGATCTGCCCAAATGGGTAAGACGCACAAACATCTGTTTACCTATGGGAGGTACAAAATTCATAACTATACCTTTAAGCTATGAATTAAGAGTTAGTTACGGTTTAGGTGAAATGTTGTGGGAGATAGAACAAGGTCAGGCAGAGTCAGGAGAACTTGTAGGAGAAACTCTTACGCAATTAAGCGATTTGTTGCCAATATCATTTGCGAGCGGAACACCTGTGCAGAATCTTTCTCCGACGACTGTAAGACCTATTATAGACCTTATTCAGAACAAAGATTTTACCGGCAGACCTATTTACAAGGAAAATACTTACAATCAAGGAATGCCAGAATTTACAAAGGTCTATGCAGGTACTTCAAAATGGCTTGTTAAGAGTGCTGAAGTACTGAACAATGCAATACCACAGTTCTGGAACAAGGATTATGCAAAGCCTGATAAATATACACCTGGCGCAATAAACATTAATCCTGCAAAGGTTGAATATCTTTTAAGTAGCTATTTTGGCGGTCTCTATACATTCCCTACAAAAGTCTATAAAACAGCAAGTATGTTGTGGAACGAGGATATGAGGGATATAAGAAACATACCTTTTATAAACAGGAATCTAAAAGACAGCCAAAGTGGTAACCCTGTATCAAAGAGCGCCGGTGATAGATATAATACTTATATGAAAGAATATAATCTGTCAAAGAAACGTTGGAACGGTTATAAGAGAGAGGTAAGTCATGGCGTAACAGAGTTCTTGCCTTCATTAACTGACTTCACGAAAAGTGCGCCAGGTCAGAGAATGTTTATAATAGATAGTTATAAAAAATCCACTGACGAACTTAACAGGCAAATAAAGTACATGAAGGAATACGGATATGGAACAGAACAAGATAGAAAAGACTTACAACAATTAAGTGACAGTCTTAAAAAAGAACTTGTTGAAAAGCTCGATAGTATAAAACCTATTGATGAATAAAAGAAGAAAGGCGTGCCGAATATCACGCCTTTCTTCTTCTCTCCTTATATTCTCTGAATATACTTCAGATATTTTTCTTCCCGGGTGTTGCAAGTTGTTTCAGCCATACCCGGAGAAGATTTACCTTTAAACGTACCCGGCGTATAGTAAACCGATATCCTTGACAGCATACGCGGAGTGATGTCCTTCGGCATACTGCCACGCTTACGCATTTTGTAAAATATAGACTTATCCATTACAACCAGTTTCCCGGTATCAGTCATAAGGACAAAATAACGTCTGCCGTTGATAAGATTAAGTTTGTTTGCCTTCATTATAGCGTATCTGTACGCTATCTTCGCTTTGAGTAATCTAAATTTGCTGCACATAGACATTGTATTTAATTATGATATATTTATAGACGCAGTATATTTTTGTGCGCTGACTTTTACAAAATATGGCCGTGGCATTTCTTTATAGCACACCCACAGACCGATAGCACGTGTCATTAGAAGGTCGTCGTGCTTACCCTCTATCGCATCAAAGGAGCCGTCGTGTTCCTCGTAGGTGAGGTATTCATCAAGACAGCGTTTGTCCCTCTCGATATAGAGGTGATCGCGAATGACCTCGATGAGCAATGTTATGATGTCGCCTTTCGTTTTAACATTGGTGTGGAATCCGTAGTGTGTCTCTATGCCGTCCTTAACGCTGTCATTTGTAGATGATTTGCGTGCATACAGATTTTCGTAAACCTCTTTAATCTCATTGAGAATAAATGATGACTGGTCTCCGTTGACATATCTGTTTTTATCCTTTGTCTCAAGAGTGTTGCTCTCGATAACAAGCAGGGCATTGTCATAATAAGCCGCTATCTGTGCCGACTTCCATGCGAGACGGTCATGATCTATATGTCCGTACCATTGAGCGACAACGCTGGGCAGTCCTCCTTCCATCATGTCGTAGCGGTCTATGACAGTTATCACGGACCAGTCCGCATCATCAGAACGACCGCCGATGTCCACGACAACCAGGTATCTGTGCATTACCTTTTCATCAGGGAATGTTTCGGGGTGCTCCCAAATCCATAACAGACCTTGATTGTCCTCGGAAAATTTAAGGTTTTTCAATGCACCTTCTCCGCTGAGTTCATCACCTGTAACATCACCTATCGCCATTGGTGGCCTGCAATCTGCTTTGAATTTATCGACAAGATAAATATCGAATATTCTTTTGCCGGAGTTTACAAATGCTTCTACATCGTCAGAAGGGAACTCGGCCGCCATACCGGCATGTGAATGATATTCAGACCGTTTTACCACATACCAGTGTATCGCTTCTAGAGTTGCGCCCATTTCATACAGACGCCATAGGTATATTCCCGGTTCATGTCTGTTGTCGGCGACATTCCTGTTATTCCTGTTGTTATACAGCCAGATAGCAAAATCAGCTCTTTCATCTTCTGAATCGAAAGACATTGAATACATCTCAATCTGCCACCATGCTATAAACAATGCACGGAAGTTGCTCTCATGATTCTTAGCCGCATCGTATTCTTCCTGAAAGAAGTTACCTGTACCGTTGGCCGTACTTTCATAAACAATCAGCGTATTAGGCTGAAGCAGGACACCAGAACATACTGAACGCACGATGTCGCCAGGTTCTTTGTTTTCCGTGGATTTCCAGAATGCAACCTCGGTAAGGTGAACAAGATAGGTATTTGCAGAACGCTCTGAATCAGGATTCTCAGCTGAACCTACCTCGACCTCACACTGACGTGACTTTATTGAAATAACGTTTGGGGAAGGTGTGCCGGTGATTATAGGCTCGCCAATCTTATAACTCTCTCCTAACTCATGTACAAGACGTACAGGATAATGCTCGATAAGTCGCTTGAGCATATTACGAACACCATAAGAAGCTTTTTTCTGGTGAGCAACAATAGCGGAGTTGTGGCCGTATGTTACAACAAGCTGGAGCCATGCCATATAAATCTGAACAGCAGTAGAGCCGCCCCACTGCCTGGCTTTCAAAAGTACAAGGCGTATGGGCATATTTGACTTACGCATATCCTCAAGCATTGATATAAGCAGACGTTGAGGACGGTTAAGTACGAACTTGACAAGCATACCAGTTATTTTATCCTGAATGATTGCAAGTAGAGCCGCCCAAAAAGGAAAGTCGAACTGAATACGTACACGTATGAACGCTTCGATTACATAATCAATATTTTCTTCTGTATATTCCCACCTGTTAAGGCGTATATAATTCTTTATGGTCCTTGCAGCGACAAGACGTTTTACAAGCTCGTTATCCATCATTTCAGTCGGCAGCCACATATCAGGCATGGCCGGCATATCCTTAATGGTAACTTTTACGCGCTCTCCTATTGAACCCTCACCGCTGACAGGATTGAAAGTCTCTGCAATAGCGGCAAGACGCCTATCATCCTCTTGTATTATTGCTTCAACTTCCTTTACCATGTTTTGCCTTAAATATCAGGCCGACTATGACTGCCACGATATAGCAGTATGCGTGTACCAGATTATTCACAGAATCAAGTAATACGGTCGGCAGGATTATACTTATAGCTATATATATGTTATAGTTTATCTTATTCTTTACTTTTAGCATGATGAACCCCAAAAGCGCAAAGCACACGCCCGACAATCCTATTGTCGGAATATCTGAATATACCGGCACAGTGCAGGCTATGATGTATGATGCAATCAGTAATATCGCCGGAACGTCTGCAAGGAATATACATGACAGGAAACACCATGCGTTAAGCGCAAGATGCACGCCGTTTGCGTGAAAGAAATTATAAGTAAGTCGGTTTATCACAGGACAATGCCTATATACACCTACATCGTAAAGCGATACAGGAGCAAACATCAGTATTATCATCAATACTATTAAAAGCAATGACGCAATCTTCGTTTTCTTTCTTCGTAGCATTTCCTTTTCTCCTCACTTATTATGAACGATACCTGCCTCACGCCGATATACATTTCAGGTGCCGGCTGCCGTACTATTCGCGATACAGCGTGTTTAAGCTGTGTGTTTGAAGATTTGTGTATGTCTATTTCTTCACATACGCGCCGGAATATCTCATTGTACATACGCTGGTTTGTGTTGCGCATATTACGGATATTTTCTCCGTTCTTCATTTTGCTTATTATCCTATATGCTTGAAGTTCTGACACGAAGAAACGAGAAGCAGGGGCTTTGGACACCATTTCGTAAAGAGTATGCACGTCTACCCTGCCGCCATACTCACGGAACAGCCTTCGGTACGCTTGCATTATTTCAGCGTCCTGCTGCTGCTTGAACTCGTTTATGTCGTTCTTTCTGCGCATAACAGTATATTATTTATGAAATAAATTTTACAACACACCGTTACACAGTCATTTGCAAACATACAGCATGGGTTGTTGTACAACGTATTTGCAACTCCTGATTTAATATAAGAGCTGTTTCCCAAAATTGCATTTAGAATTGAGACGTCACAACATTTAATCTTTGATATAATAAAATCTTTATGCCGATTGTCAGGTGACTAAGCTGCTAACCGGGTAGGGTAAATAAAGAGATTAAATGTGCATTGCAAATATACAAAATAATTTTCCGAGTTGCGCAGATATTCATATAAAAATGTAAAAAGCCTATAATTTAGCAGAAAATTATATACAAATGGCAGATACGACAGATAACAACAAAGAGAAGGAAGTTAAGAAAAGCCGTAGAGACAGCTTTAGGGAGAACTTCAAATCACGTCATCCTGATGTGAACATGGATGATGAGGAGTCTTATTACAGTGCCCTTGATGATGAATACAACTCGAACCAAGACGAGCTTACCCGCTACAGGGACAGTAATAAGAAACTCAATGATATGTTTATGGAAACCCCCCAGGCCGCTTACTTTATGAACGACCTGTTGGACGGTAAAAAGAAAATGGGCGTAGCCCTTATTGAACATTTCGGGAGCCTGTTCAAAGATGCCGTCAATGATCCTTCTCCTGAGAATGTGAAGGAGTTTGCCGACGCGCTTGATGAACATGCAAAGCGCATAAAGAAGAATGACGAGTTGCAGGCTGCATTTGAAAGCAATATAGACAAATCCGAAGCGACTATTGAAGAATGGGCTTCAAAAAACAACATGAAGCCGGAACAGATAGACGCAGTAAGAGACTACATCAACCAACAGTTCGGCAATCTTGTTTCTGGCATAATAACGCCGGAGCTTCTTGATTTTGCCTATAAAGGTCTTAACTACGATAAAGATGTTGCGGCTGCACAGGAGACAGGAATGGCAGAAGGCCGTAAACAGAGAATCAAAGAAAAGTTGAGAAAAGGTAAGAGCGACGGAATGCCTGTAATGCCGGGCGGCGGACAGGCTCGCGAGCGTCCGCAGGACACATTCCTGGCTAACACGAACACAGAAGATCCGTGGGCTAAGGCCAAAAGAGAGAAATTCTAATTATTAACATAAAATTGTAAATCAACATGAAAAAGTATTTTAGTTTGATTTTGAGCTTTATGCTCACTTTGATTGCTACGATCACGGGTGCATCGGGCAATGTAATCATGGCGGCTGCATCAGATTTGCCGGACGCAGGTAAGACTGTGGCAGGAGACGGTGTGGAAGCAGTAAATGATGTAACAAATTCGGGTATCAGTACTGTTACATTGACGGAGAAAGAGACTGATGCTGATTTCCACGTAACAGACCTTGATACAAAGATTATGAAAATCCGACCCATGTCTACTCCGTTGGAGCAGATAACACGCGGTAAGGGCGGACGACATATCAATTCAATGGTTACAAAATATTACAGTGTCGGAACGAGGCCGGTAATGACTACACTGAAGGAAGCTGTAACGGAGCAGGCAAGCAGCGACCGCGTAACAATTAAGGTAACCGATCCGAATATATTTACAGAAGATGATACTATCCGTGTGGTAGGCGTTCCTGCCGTATATGACGACAAAGGCGTTAAGTATGAGGAAGGAGACCTTATCCCCGACCTTATGCTGAAAGTTATCGGCCTTGACGAGACGACAGGCGACTTAACTGTATATGCTGTAAACGGTAAGATAAATGATGATAAGAAATCTATCTGGCTACCTGTTATTCCAGTGGAGACAAAACTTGTCAGAATGGGTAAGGCATGTTGTGAGCTTGACGCACAGACTGGCATGTTTACAAATCTGCCTACACCAGAGGAACAGTATTGCCAGAACTTCATGTTGCAAGTTGAGCAGTCTACATTTGAGAAGCTGTGGAAGAACGAAGCTAACTGGTCTTTCTCCGACCTTGAGGAAGAGGCGGTATATGACTTCAAATTGACACGTGAGCTTACTTCACTCTTTGGAGTAAAGAACGTTATAGCACACGCATCTAAGAAGAATCAGCTTACATACTTTACAAAAGGTATCTGGTGGATGGCCGGTAAGGACATTACAATAGGACATTGGGAAGGAGACGGCGAGGCAGCGACATTTGTTATTGATGAAAACGACCTTGTGGACTTCTCAAAAGACTTATTCATCGGTGTTGCATCATCAAAGCGTAAAGTGTTATTTGCCGGTTCAGATCTTGTTGCAGCTATATCTAAGATTAAATCAGACCGCTTCCGTGCGAAGGAGACAGTTGCAATTTGGGATTTGCGTTTTACTTCATTCAAGACTGACTTCGGCGAAGTATTGCTTATACATCATGAGTTGTTTGACCAATGCGGCATGAGCGACCAGGGCTTTGCGTTGGAGGACGGATATCTTGAGAAGCGTTTCTTTATAAGTTTCCAAAAATCAAGTTTGGATCTCAAGACCGCAGGTATTCGTAACTCAGAAGCTCGCGTTCTTCAGGAGGTAAGCTGTCTCGTCCTTAAGAACGCAAGAGCACACGCACGTGTTTCTCTTGCTCCCAAACCAGCAGGTGTAGGTGGATAAACGATAAATGACAACGGAGAGACAAGTCAGTGCTAACCGGCTTGTCTCTCATACTTATTATGAAAATCATTATTTTATAAATAATATGGCAAGAAAAACATATATAAGCAGGAACAGCGTGCCTCACTTCTCGTTGAGCAATAATCAACGCATTGCGTTTAATCCAAGTACTAACAACAAAGCATATTTTGTAACGAGTGATGAATCATTGCAAAAGATGATTGAGGCGCATCCGTGGTACAAGAAGAAATTTATTCTCTCGAAAACTGAAGATGATACGCCGAAGCAGACGGCAGCAACAACGGAGAATGCAAAAGAGATAAAGAATGAGGATATGCACTTTGCCACACTTGCAGACGCGAAGAATTATCTTGCTACGCAGTTCGGTGCGGTAAGAAGCAATATCAAGACACAGGAGGCCGCAATGATGGTCGGCAAGGCAAACGGCGTTAATATCACTATCGGATAATGCAGGTTGAGGAAAGTAAGATAATAGCAGATGTAAAGACCGCTATTGACGAGAATACAAAAATATTGTCAATCAGCGGAGATACGTTTGACTCTGACACGCTTGAAATGGAGGACATAATAAAGTCCAAAATCGTAGATGCTGTGAACAGCGTCAGAAATGTCGCGCCGTTATCAATGCTTGACTTGACACGCAAGGCCAGCGGCACGGACTGGGCTATTACATGGAAAGACGAGGACAAGTGCATCGGTCAGATACCACTGCCTGATGATTATCTAAAACTTGTGATGTTCAAGATGTCAGACTGGCAGCATGCGGTAACTACACCTATACCGCCCAATAATCCTCTGTATCACCAGCAGTTCAGCGAGTGGAAAGGAGTCCGTGGTAATCCGTCACGTCCGAACATATCCATTGCATCAGACATGACGACAGGCAAAGCGGTGATACAGTTCTTCTCATGCGACGATACGTCAGCGACGGCAGAGCTTACCTATGTAAAGAGATTTGAAGCTCCGGCAGGCACGTCATACGATATAGATAAACCTATTTACAGGGCAGTTGTATTGAAGATAGCGGCTCTTGTTGCCGCGACATACCAGTCAGGCGATCTGATGAATTTACTGAATACACTTTCGCAGGAAAATTTGAATTAAATGTCACCAATTAAAAAACATAAGATAATCATAACGTTAGACTGGGCGTCGATAAACAAAGACGTTCAGGATAAGGCGTACAGAATGGCAAGACTCGCCAAACTTGGAGTAGAGAATCCGGCAGCAGCAGATAAATTCGAGAGCGAAATATCACTTACCGAAGAAGATATGTCGCTGCTGCGTAGAGCCATGACACAGGCGTTTGCTGAAATTATCACAATGGCGAACCAGTATGTCTGGAGTACATCGCACCTTTCAGACAATTACTTGATACAGGACGACAATCTGACTATTATTCTTATGATGCCGCTTAATTTCAATCTTGCAGGCACAGAGAGTTTAGGCCAGATGATACACGCATATATCGTCGCAAAAGCAATGCTTGAATGGTTCAGATATACTGTGCCTTCACGTGCGCAGGAGCAGCAGTTGTTGGCTGACAACGCAAAAGCGGAGATTTTAAAAATATTAAGCGCAAGGGTGCGCCTGCTGACAAAGGCGAGGACAATAGAGCTAATTGTCGGCTCGCAGAAGCCGGACACGACAATGCTTTATGCTTTTGACAATGAACTATTTGAAGCGGTTCCGACCGACAGCACGCATACAATCAGCAAGACGAATAAGCGAAAAGTTGATTTTACGGCCACACAGGAAGATCCGAAAGCAGTTGCGGTTGCTTTGCCGTTGGGATATACACCAGACATCGGCGGTGCGGAAATAAAAGAGCTGGGTAAGATAGTATTTAACGATCTTGTGTATGTCTGGCATACAGCTACATCAAGGTTCGAGAGCGATTCAAGTATTACATATTAATATTTTCAGGGTAATAAGCGATGAAATCAATAAGAATAGGTAACGATATAAGAATAGTATGGCCGATAGTTTTAAGCGGAGATGTATCAAAACTTAAAGACCTCGATTTAACGGTAGAAGTACGTCCCAGCAAGAAGGTTGTAGACACACACAACTATGCAGACGATATAGACAATGTGGATAACGATTCTTCTTACATCAAGAGTGAGACAACTATAATGATGAATGGCGGTGTAGTATGCCGTCCAGACATCGGAGACGGTAAAGAACATTGCAAGCCACGTCCATACCTTACCCGGCCAATACGACCTACAGATCCAGTAAAGTTGCCTTATTACATTGAGAATAATACGCTTATTGCCATGTGGACAGCTGACAGGCAGTTTGCCGTCGGTGATTATGACATAATTGTGTATGCTCATAAGAACGGTGGCGGACAGGCCGTGTGCGACCAGTACCGCTTTGTACGTCTTGTGCCACATACTGCGCAGGCTGACGGCCCTGATAACAGCGGTATAGAAGCTGTTATAACAATGCAGCCGCTGACGCTTAGTCTTTCCGGCTTGTCTGCTTATGAAGTAGCGGTTGTTAATGGATTCCAGGGCAGTGTTGAAGAATGGCTTGAAAGCCTGAAAGCCGGTAAATTGAGCAGTTATGTATCCGTTGAAAGCATTGATAATCTGCCACAGCAGGGTGATGAAAGTACAGGATATATTATTGGGACAAAATTATACATCTATGTAGGCACCGGCGGTGATACTCTTGAAGGCAAATATAAAGACGTCGGAGAGTTTAGAGGGCCGCAAGGCGCGCCAGGCTCTGACGGTAAGTCAGCTTATGAATTAGCTGTTGAAGGCGGATATGAAGGCAGTGTTGAAGAATGGCTTTTGTCTCTAAAAGGAAGAGACGGTCTTGATGGAGAAAACGGCAAGGACGGAGTAACTCCACTTATAAGGTGGAATAATAACCGTATTGAGCAAAGTACAGATAATGGCAAATCGTGGTGGGCATTAAGTGACAAGTTTAATAACAAACTTTATATTAAAGGCTATGTAACATCAGCAGACAAGTTGCCTAAAAACGCTTTGGTTGGCGACATGTACGGAGTAGGTCCTATTTATGGCGATGATGATGTCGAACAGACAAAACCTTACTATCAGGTTTATGTAAACATCGTTACAGACTGGGCTAAGAGTGTAACAATAACTAAAGTATATCAGGGCGACACGGAGCTTCCGCAGTCAGCAGAGAACAACGAGATAATATTAATCAAGAAATCTACTGACAACTACCTTGTTTACAAATACGTAAATGGAAGTTGGAATTTGCTTGCAAACCTTGCGGAGATATATGTAGAAAAAGACGACATAGTAAACAGGGGCGACAATATCTTTGCATTGGTTCAGTCAGAGATTGAGAACCAATATGAACTTTATGAAAGGGTTGTTTCATGGCGTAATTCAGGTACATTTACATCAATAACAGCCGGCATCGTCAATGAGCTTGGCGACAGTGAGAACGCCGTGATGTCGCAGAAGGCGGTGACCGATGCAATCCTGAACAAGATAGATTTGTCGGCGATAGACTTTGACGCACAGACAATCAAAAAGCTGGCTCTTGCAACCATTCCCACAAGATACAACGTGATAAGTTCAAACAAGAGCGTTGGCATCATGGAAGTATTCTCCGACACCAACGGGCACATGGTTACCGAAGTGTTCGACACGCATTACATTGTCGAGAATGGCGCATTGACGGGCGGACACTCGGACGACAAGACATTCAGGTACATGCGCAGCTACCACCTTGTAAAGGGCGGCACATCGGATATTCCCGTGGGCACGTGGGGAGAGTGGAAGCAGGTATATTCTTCAGACAATGCAAAAGACGTTGAAACGCTTAAAAATGACGTTGAAAATCTCAATGCCAACACCGGCATTGACGAGTATGAAACATGCTCCGACCAAAAGGCTTACTCCGCAGGCACTACCGTTCTCTATAACGGTCTGCTCTACACTTTCACCACTGACCATGTGGCAGGTCCTTGGAATGAAAGCCAAGTGGAGAGTGCGAGCTTGAAGAAGTTTATAGATATCAACAAAGATTATATTAACTCTTTATTAGAGGTAAATAAATATTTTAACGAGATATGTCTCGGAGATGGACTAACATCTGAGATTACCTTAAATGGAGAAATTAATAATAAAGTTATAAAAGCTTTTTTCCTGAAGAGGAACCATAAATATCTTATAACAAATATAGGTAGCGGGAGATTATATCCATTTAATTCTTATGATATAAATAAAGATAAACTTGAGCAAATAAATCAAAATTTTTATTCTGGAACATCAATAATATTTACTCCTCAAAAGGATGCTTATTATATAGGGGGAATTAATGCTGAAGATACTGAAGTTAATATTCGTATTCAAGCAATAGGAGATAATCTTATTAAAGATACCCAAAATAATAATTCTGATATATTAGAACTACAAGAAAAATTGTACACTAAGACATTAGAATGTGAGTTAAAAGCACTTGGTAATATTAACGATAATGTTCTTTTGAGGAAGAATATAAAAAAAGGTCGAAAATACACATTACACAATAATGGTCAAGCAAGATTGTATGGTGTTTATACTGCTAACGAAAAAGGTAATATTCAAAAGATTTATTCTAATTTTATCGTAGGTGAAACAGTATCATTTACAGCTGAAAATGATGCTATTTATATAAAAGCAAATGTACAAGACTCAAATGATGTTGATTTATTAATATCGGAGGAAGTAATTGGAGATATTAATAATATACAAGATGAATTATCTAATAAAATAGATAGTTCTGAATTTGAGGAATTTAAGACAATTGATTATAATGGAGAAGATGGAATAAATAATAATATATATTTTGATTTTAGTTTTGAACAAGGTAAAACATACACTATAAAAAATAATGGTCCTGCAAGAATTTACGATTTAAATATTGGAAATGATAAAATAAAAGTACAAGATGTTTTCCAAAATTTCACTGTAGGTGAAAGTGTGACATTTACTGCAAACGAAAACTGTAATCAATTTTGGGGTAATATACAAGATAATACAAAAGTTAATATTAGCGTGATTTTTGAGGGTCATGGTAAATTAGCTGATATAGTAAAAAAACCTGTCATAATATTTAATTTCGACCAAACATCATTAGATAGTAGATATACAACATTATTAAAATATGGATTACCTGCAACATTCGCATTTGTGAATGATTATGATATTATTAGTACTTTAGTAAAAAAAGGATTTGATATTTGTCCTTATGGTGGAGATGAATATGGCTCAAGTAAAGTTGCAACTTTTGAAAAACGATATAATAGTGCAAAAAATGACTTGCAAACAACAATAGAGAATATGAATAGTATGGGATTATATTTCCCAGTAGCGTTATTATGTCGTTATCATCAATATGGAGATGCAACTGAAAAAGCTATACAAGATTTAGGATATAATTTTAGATATATCAGAGCATCGCAATATAATATTACACAGGAGGATGGTTCTGTTTCACCAGATTATTCACCATACAAAAATGCTAACGGTTATGGGAAATATTTAATACCACTGTTATTGGATAATTACAACGGATATGATGAAGTAATACAAGAATTAGAAAAACAAATATCTGAAAATAGCCGTGGAGTCATTATACCAATGATGCATGGATTTTCTTCTTCAGGAGGTATGACTTCTTCAATTACTGAAGACGATTTTGATAAAATAGTAAAGTATGTCAAATCTAAAAAAGATAGTAATGAAGTTGAAGTAATGTCAATAAGACAATTTTATCAATATTATTATCCAAACCAAGGAGTAGAAGATAACATAAACAGGGCTTTAGCAGCAATAATTCATAGCCCAATTTAATAGTATAACAATAAAATAAACAATACGAAACTATGGCAAACGAAGAAGTAAAGATATACAAAATTTCACGCTGACACACAAAGAAGAATATAATTTGGCCAAATATATAGTGATTAACTATGTCAAACGAAGTAACGCTATGCAAGAAGAAATAACAATGAACACAGGCACACGTGCAGGAGTGATAGGGATAGTCGGCAGCGAGATGGTGGGCATCATAACTGATGCTCGCTGGATGCTGCTTGCAATTACGATATGCGTGATTGCTGATTTTCGCTACGGCTGGGGCGAAAGCTCCAAGCGATTCGAGCAAGCGAAAGCCAGCAATGACAGGTTAGGAATGGCGCAATATAAGTGGCGCACATCAAGAGCAATAAGGAGAACTATCAACAAGCTCATTGATTACGTGATATGGGTAACGTTAGGAATGTTCTTCGGCATTGCGGTACTGAAGCCGTTTAATATTGATTATATTTTTGGCGGTGTAGCAGTAACAGCTATTGCAATAGCTTGTGAGGCCAAATCGTTTTTCGGACACTTCATGTTTTTGCATGGAGTTACGATACAGCAGAATACAATTACAGGCTTCCTGAAGTCATTTGTTGTTGTCCTGGCTAAACGCAAGAACAGAGACGTCGGAGAAGCTATCGAGGAAAGTTTTAACGAAGTAGAAAAGGATAGCAAAAAAGATGAGAACAATTAAGAGAATTTTTGTGCATTGTACCGCTTCATCGCAGACATGGGGTGTTAATGAATTGGCAAACGAGTTTAAGCGTAAAGGTTGGAAGAACCCTGGTTATCACTATGTGATCACCAAAGACGGTAAGATACACCAAATGCTTGACGACAGCAAGGTAAGCAACGGAGTGAAGGATTACAATAGCACCTCAATAAACGTGGCTTATGTCGGCGGTATTGACAGCAACGGTAAGAGCGTGGACAACCGCACGCCAGAGCAGAAAAAATCATTAATTGATTTGCTGAAGGTTTTACGCAAACGTTATCCAGATGCGCAGATTTTAGGGCACAGGGACATCAGCCCGGACACCAACGGCAACGGTATTGTCGACCCGTGGGAAAGGATAAAGGAATGCCCATGCTTCAATGCAAAGAATGAATACAAGGACATCTGACGTATGGACAGACTGAAAGGCTTGTTTTGGGGATGTGTGATGCTGACGCTGCTGTTCGGATGCAGGAGTGTGAAGTACGTGCCTGTGCCGTCGGTGAGCGTTGACAGCGTGTACGTTGACAGATGGCTGCGTGACAGCGTCTACCTGCATGACAGCGTGTTCGTTAACCATTATTCAAAGGGCGACACGGTGTTTGTGGACAGGCTGGTGACCAAGTACAGGTATAAGGACAGATGGCGTTACGACACGGTGGCGGTCGTCAGGGCTGACAGCGTGCGTGTGCCTTATCCCGTTGAAAAAGAGCTGAGCTGGTGGCAGCAGACACGTCTTGCAGCGTTCCCTATATTGACTGTCGCAATAATTGTTCTTGCGTTTATAATAGCTTGGCTCGTGAAGAAGCTTAAAAAGAAATAACTCCTCGGGGAGAGTATAGAGCCCCGGCCGTGGCCGCAAACCTATCATGGACTGTACGGACGAGGAAGTTGTCCGCAAAGCCATCGAACAAGACAGACAGAGCGTGAGCAAAGCCAGGGAAGCCTGGCAGAAAGCCACG